TTGTCATGTTTTTCTCAAAAAAAAGTCGCAGATTATTTCTGTTACCTAGCAGCGACTTAAAACGGCTGACAATTTTGCCAATATTGCCAAAGTCGAATCGAGGGCGTCACGTCACCGCGCCCTCTCTTTGCCGGTTTTCTCTCCAATCATTGGCATTTTTGGCTATGCAAAACCAATTGCCAAGATTGCCAATGATCTAAGGGCCATTGGCATTTTTGGCAATGGCAAAACCAATTGCCAATATTGCCAATGTCACATCATCACCACGCCACCAGGCACACGCCGCCAGGCATGGATTGTCATGGCAATTAGATCAGTCAATCGTTCTGTTTGCTAGATCGTTTCTGCTTTTGGCTTTTTGCTGGCGAAGCCCCCCCCAGGGCCGACGGCCTGGCCGGTCGGAGCCGGTGGGCCCACAAGAAATTTTTTTTATTTTTAACAGCCTAATAGCAAGCCTGTATACAAAAGTATTAGAATGTCTTACGCTCGCGTTGTAACGACGCTAGGTCATCTTGGTAAAATTGTCACATGTTTAAAAGTCTTCCTCTTACAACGCGTGAAATCAAAGCGACAGAAGCGGTACTGGAGCGCATATACGACGCTGCGTATTTAGGTTTAAAAGAAGATTCGTTGGCGTTAGCAGCAGGGTTGTTACCTGTAGAGTACCGGCTCTTGAAACAGCATGACAAAATGGCCGAAATTGCCGAACTCAAGGGGCGCGCTGATAGTGAGCGTGAGCACAGCCAGCACATGTTGAACGCTGCGCGTAATGGGGACGCTAAGGCGGCGCTAGAGATACTGAAGCACACTCACGGCTGGGTCGCCAAGCAAGCCGTTAGTATTGAGGTGGACCAGCGCATCAGCGTGATTGACGCGTTAAGAGCAGCAGAGACGAGAGTCGATGAAGGTAAAGTAATCGACGTAACGCCACCAAGTGAAAAGCTAACCCATGCAAAAGCCGATATACAGTCCGGAAGACGAGCAACTGCTGATGACGCGGTTGTGGTCCCCCGCAATTAAAGACGACCCCGAAGCGTTTGTACTGTTTGCTTTCCCATGGGGACAGGAGAACACGCCGCTAGTTAAGTACAGCGGACCGCGCATGTGGCAGCGTCAGGTGCTGCGCGACATCAAGGCGCACATACAAAAGAACAAAGGTCAGGTCGATATGGACACGCTGCGAGAGGCAGTCAGTTCAGGTCGAGGGATCGGTAAGTCGGCGCTGGTGAGTTGGTTGATTATGTGGATGCTATCGACACGAATAGGATCAAGCGTCATTGTGAGCGCTAATAGTGAGGCGCAGCTACGCTCGGTGACCTGGGGCGAGCTAACGAAGTGGTCAACGATGATCATCAACGCGCACTGGTGGGAGATCAGCGCGACCAAGCTGCAACCGGCGAAGTGGTTGTGTGACATCGTGGAGCGTGACCTTAGGAAAGGGACGCGCTACTGGGCGGCAGAGGGTAAGTTGTGGTCGGAAGAGAACCCTGACAGCTACGCGGGGGTACACAACCACGATGGCATGATGTTGATCTTCGATGAGGCAAGCGGGATACCAGACCCGATATGGTCGGTGGGGGCGGGGTTCTTTACAGAGAACATATTAGATAGGTACTGGCTGGCGTTCAGTAACCCACGGCGCAACAGCGGGTACTTCTTTGAGTGCTTCCACGCCAAGCGTGACTTTTGGCGCACACGCCAGGTAGACGCAAGGACGGTAGAGGATACGGACAAGCAGGTCTATAAGCAGATCATTGATGAGTACGGTGAGGACTCAAGCCAAGCGCGGGTGGAGGTGTACGGTGAGTTTCCATCCAGTGGCGACGATCAGTTCATCTCATCCACGCACGTCGCAGACGCTGCGGCGCGGCCACGGTACAAGGACGAGACGGCGCCGATCATTATTGGTGTGGACCCAGCACGAGGCGGCGCGGACTCGACAGTGATCGTGGTCAGGCAAGGGCGTGACCTGACGGCGATCCATCGCTACCATGGCGAGGATACGATGACGATCGTAGGGCGTGTGATCGATGCGATCGAGCAGTACAAGCCAACGCTCGTGGTGCTCGATGAGGGTGGGCTAGGGTACGGTATATTAGATAGGCTGCACGAACAGCGCTACAAGGTCGTGCGAGGGGTGAACTTTGGTTGGAAGGCGAAGAACCCTATTATGTACGGCAACAAGCGCGCGGAACTATGGGGAGCGATGAAGGATTGGCTTAAGACGGCGTCGATACCTAACGATAGGGCGCTGAAGTCTGATCTAGTTGGGCCTACCATAAAACCTAATTCGTCGGGTACAATTTTCCTCGAAGGCAAAAAGGAAATGAAAGCTAGAGGGTTAGCATCGCCAGACGCTGCCGACGCCTTAGCTGTAACGTTTGCATTTCCGGTTGCGCACAGGCAGTATGTCGAGAAACAAACTAATCGTGCGTACAACGCCAACGGCGTAACGACATCTTGGATGGGTGCTTGATGGCAAAGAAAGGTGTATCACTATCAGTTGGGCGTGGTGAGAAGCTACCCGTGTCTAAGGGCGCAGGGCTAACGGCTAAGGGTCGTGAGAAATACAACCGCGAGACAGGTAGTAACCTTAAGGCACCAGCACCTAGCCCTAAGACCGAGGCAGACAAGGGGCGCAAGGCGTCGTTTTGCGCTAGGATGTCAGGTGTTGTTAAAAACGCTAAAGGCGACGCCGAGCGCGCTAAGGCATCACTTAAACGATGGAAGTGTTAATCATGGCTACAAAACCTGGCTTGTATGCTGCAATTCATGCAAAACGCGAACGAATAGCTGCGGGTAGCGGTGAAACCATGCGGAAACCTGGCACTAAAGGCGCGCCAACAGCTAAAGATTTTCGTGAGTCGGCAAAGACTGCCAAAAAGCCAACGAAAGGAAAATAATGCCCCTTGTTAAATCGACCAGCAAAGAAGCCTTTCGTAAAAACATTAAGGCTGAAGTTAACGCAGGCAAACCTGTCAAGCAGGCTGTTGCAATTGCTTACAATACCCAACGTGCTGCGGCGGCTAAAAGGCCGAGCACTAAACCTATGACGAAGAAAAAGTAATGGCAACGCTTAAGCAAGACCCTACAGGTATTGAAGGCGCGGGTAAAGTATCTGCGCGCGGAGGGCCGGACCAGAAGGACCACCGCGACACGCTACAACTGATGCGCGATCGGTTACGCCAAGCGATCGGCGCGTACTCGGAGAGCCGCGAAGATGAGCTTGACGACCTGCGCTTTATGGCTGGCTCGCCCGACAATCAGTGGCAATGGCCGCAAGATGTGTTGGCAACGCGTGGGTCGGTGCAAGGCCAAACAGTCAATGCAAGACCTTGTTTGACGATAAACAAGCTACCGCAGCACGTTAGGCAAGTGACTAACGAGCAGCGCCAGAACCGGCCAAGCGGCAAGGTCATACCTGTTAATGATCAAGCCGACGTCGAGGTCGCAGAGGTGCTCGACGGCATCGTGCGACATATTGAGTACATGTCAGACGCTGACGTAGCGTACGACACCGCGTGCGAGAACCAAGTAACCTACGGTGAAGGCTATATACGCATTTTAACCGAGTATTGCTACGAAGATAGCTTCGATCAAGACATTAAGATCGCGCGCGTACGCAATAGTTTCAGTGTTTACATGGACCCGCTAATCCAAGACCCATGCGGCGCAGACGCTGAGTGGTGTTTTATTACGGAAGACATGCTTAAGGAAGACTACCAGCGTATGTACCCCAACGCTGCACCGCTGTCTTCGATCATGGCGCAAGGTATTGGTGACCAAGACATAAGCCAGTGGATCACGGAAGATACGATCCGTATCGCTGAATACTTCTATATTGCGCACAAACAAGACACGTTGTACCTCTACCCAGGTAATCAATCCGTGTTTAAAGGCTCGATGGAAGACCAGCAACTAAGGGACATGGGGCTTACACCTATACGCGAGCGTCGTGTAGACCGCAAAAAAGTCATGTGGATGAAAACCAACGGCTTTGAAGTGCTTGAAGAACGCGAATGGGCAGGTAATTGGATTCCGGTTGTACGGGTTGTGGGCAACGAATTTCAGGTTGACGGACGTATTTTCATCTCAGGGATTGTCCGTAACGCCAAAGACGCCCAGCGCATGTACAACTACTGGACCAGCCAAGAAGCTGAGATGCTAGCGCTTGCGCCTAAAGCACCATTTATTGGTTACGGTGGTCAGTTTGAAGGGTATGAGTACCAGTGGAAGACCGCTAACACCCAAAATTGGCCGTATCTTGAGGTCAACCCTGACGTTACCGACGGTGCGGGGTCCATACTGCCGCTGCCCCAGCGTGCAGCACCACCACTGCCGCAAACAGGGCTTATTCAAGCCAAGATGGGCGCGTCAGAAGACATCAAATCAACAACCGGCCAGTACGACGCAAGCCTTGGTCAAGTATCTAATGAGCGTTCTGGCCGTGCGATTTTGGCAAGGCAAAAAGAATCTGATAATGGTACGTACCACTATGTAGATAATTTAGCCCGTGCCGTGCGGTATGTGACCCGTCAATTGGTCGATTTGATACCAAAAATCTACGACACGCAACGGATTGCTCGGATTGTTGGTATTGATGGCGAAACCAACATGGTCAAGATCGACCCCACGCAACAAGAGCCGGTCAAAAAGATCATGGATCAAACAGGCGTGGTGATCGATAAGATTTACAACCCCTCAGTTGGCCGCTACGATGTTGTAGTGACCACAGGCCCAAGCTACATGACCAAGCGCCAAGAAGCTATGGACGCTATGGCTCAAATCTTGCAGGGCAACCCCAACTTATGGGCTGTTGCAGGCGACTTGTTTGTTAAGAACATGGATTGGCCTGGTGCTCAAGAGATGGCCGCACGTCTTCGTAAGACGATTGACCCGCAATTGCTTGCTGATCAAGACAACGATCCTGCGCTACAGGCTGCTCAGAAGCAAATTGAAGCCATGGGCGCTGAAATGCAACAAATGCACGATATGCTTATGAACGTCAATCAGTCGATTGAGGCTAGAGACGTTCAAGTACGTGAGTTTGAGGCTAAAATCAAGGCATTTGACGCCGAAACTAAGCGTATTTCAGCCACAATGCCTGGCATGACGATGGAGCAAATTCAAGATATTGTAATGGGTACGATTGCTGCTGCGCACGATGCTGGTGATTTAGTGCCACCTCAGCAAATGCAAGGTCCAATCATGCCGGAATCAGATGAGATGGGCCGTGAAGAAGGTATTATGGCCCGTCAGGAAGAGGCTCAACAAGCTAGACCCATGCCTAATGTCGTACCGCAGGAGGGCCAAGCATGAAATGCGCTGATTTTGTAGGTATGTTGTTTTTATCCCGTGATGTTGCCCATTCTGTCCATCTAAACACCCGTAGTTACAGCAAACACAAAGCATTAGGTAAGTTTTACGACGAAGTTATCGATCTAGCGGACAAATTTGCTGAAGCCTACCAAGGTAGACATGGTTTGATCGGCCCCATATCATTGATGAGTGCCGGTAAAACCTCTAATATTTTAGCTTTCATGCAAGATCAGGTTGATCAGATCGAAAAAATTAGGTATGAAGTCTGTGATAAGGCTGAAACACCGCTTCAAAACATCATTGATGAAATTATCGGGTTGTACTTAAGTACAATCTACAAACTTAAGTTTCTCGCATAAGGAATTACGATGCAACTTCTTAACCCGATGAGTAAGACGGATTACCCCGCGTACACAGCGACCTCAGGGGCTACCGCAGGCAATACAACTGCTTGGGGCGCAGGCCCACAAGGTGTTCTTGTATGGGCAGATGTAGCTTCTTATGTTGAGGTTGGTGTGGATGCGACAGCTACGACGGCTAGTACACCCATTCCTGCTAATACCCCCTTCCATTTCGTCGTGCCTTTAAACACTTCAGGCGCTCCTTGGCGTGTCAGCGTGTTGCGTATTGGGTCAACAAGCGGTATTGCGTACTGTAAGCCGATTAACAAAGAATAGACACTTGAGCTTTTTGTCTTAAGTTGGAGTAACCATGGCAGACGTCAAGATTTCAGGGTTAACCAGCGGCAATCCAGCGCAATCTGGCGATGAAATACCTATTGCTCGCAGCGGCGCTAACTACAAGGTTACCGCTGGCAGTATTGCAGCTTTAGCAGGTGGCGGCGGCGGCACGACTACGTATGCCGCTACATTTGACAATTCAGGGTCGGGTGCAGCTTCCGGAACTACATTTAATGGGTCTGTAGCAAGGACTATAAGCTACAACACCATTGGTGCGCCTAGTATTACAGGAACTAATGCTTCCGGTACATGGGACATAAGTATTAAAGGTAACGCAGCAACAGCAACAAGTGCTACGACCGCAACAACAGCTACGACAGCAACAAGTGCTACGACGGCCACAACGGCAACGACCGCTACGACAGCAACAACGGCTACAACTAGCACTAATTTAGCGGGCGGCGCGGCTAATAGAATTGCTTATCAAACAGGCGCTAGTACCACATCGTTTGTTACGGCTCCTACTACCGCATCAACCTATCTGCAATGGGATGGGGCTGCTTTTGTTTGGGCTGCTGGCGGTGGTGGTGGCGGCGGGGGTACGACAACATACCCTCTAACCATGAACAATTCAGGTTCTGGTGCAGCGTCAGGTACTGTTTTTGATGGCTCCGTTGCACAGACCATTAGTTACAACACGGTCGGCGCACCATCAACCACAGGTGCTAATGCGACAGGCACATGGGGTATTGATATTACTGGTGCAGCCGGTATAGCGGCTGCAATTTCTGGTGGCGGCACAAATAGGCTTGTATACCAAACCGGCTCAAGCACAACATCCTTTGTTACCGCACCAACGGTTACAGACACCTTCCTTAAATGGAATGGCACTGCTTTTGTGTGGAGTACACCGTCTGGTTCTGGTGATGTTGTTGGCCCATCAAGCGCGGTCGATAGCCAGATTGCACTGTTTAATAGTACGACAGGCAAACTGATTAAAGCAGCCACTACAACCGGATTGCTAAAAGCCTCGTCCGGTGTTATTGCTGCGGCCACAGCAGGAACAGATTACGCAGCGGCTACAACGGGTTCTGCAAACCAGTTGCTTGCAAGTAACGGCTCAGGTGGCTTTACAAACCTTACGACAGGCACAGGTGTTGTTACAGCACTTGGTGTTAACACAGGTTCTTCTGGTGCATTTGTCGTTAATGGCGGTGCTTTAGGCACACCATCAAGCGGTACGGTAACAAACCTTACTGGTACAGCATCAATCAATATTAATGGTACGGTAGGTGCAACCACACCGACAACTGGTGCTTTCACGACACTTTCAGCGTCCTCTACAACTACTTTTTCTGGTTTAACGGCTAGTACAGCGCTTGCTTTAGATGCAAGTAAAAACGTTGTTAGTGTTACCAATACGGGTTCAGGTAACAATGTTTTAGCCACATCCCCCACACTAGTAACACCCAATTTAGGTACACCTACTACCTTAACTCTTACCAACGCCACAGGCTTACCTTTATCAACGGGCGTTACCGGCAACCTTCCGGTTACGAACCTAAACTCAGGAACAGGCGCATCGTCTTCGACGTTCTGGAGAGGCGATGGGACGTGGGCTACACCTTCTGCATCAGCCAGTATTGCAGTATCTGATGAAGGCTCTCAGATTACCGCTGCGGTTTCGAGTTTTAACTTTGTAGGTTCAGGTGTAACAGCTACAGCAGTAGGCAACGACGTAACAGTAACAATTCCTGGCGGAAGTGGTAGCAGCACTGCGCAAAACTTTGCTTGGTTTTTGTCATAAGGATCAAAAATGTCAACTTTAGTTCTTGACGCAACGACAAAGACAATCACTGCGGTGATGTCTGGTGCTGCGGCTACCAACAACCCTGAATATACGGTCGCTTATGCCGATAGCACTTCGTCAAGTTTGACTGAAGGTGCAGGTGATGGGGCATTAAACGGCACTTCGCTAGTAACAATCGTTTCTGCACCTGGGGCATCAACAAGACGCGTCATTAAATGGATTACGATCCAAAATAAAGACACGGCCCCCGTTACGGTCACGATTGCTTATGCCAACTCTAGCGGTTCGACATCTCGCCAGATTGCAAAAGTTACGTTAGCAGTTAACGACACATGGACAACTGACGGTACGTTTGATTCAGCCGGTAATCTTAAGACTACATCGACTGCTACGGTAGCTAACGCGCTGACCATGAATAATGGTGGTGCAGGCGATGCCTCTGGCACGACCTATGATGGCTCTTCGGCAAGAACTATTAGCTACAACACCATCGGTGCAGTACCTTTAAACGGCGCGTTAGGCACACCATCATCAGGTACGCTTACAAACTGTACAGGCTTACCAGTTTCAGGTGTATCGGGTCTAGGTTCTAACGTAGCAACCTTCCTAGCCACACCATCATCATCTAACCTAGCGGCAGCGGTGACTGATGAGACAGGCTCAGGCTCGTTAGTTTTTGCCACATCACCAACGCTTGTAACACCTGTGCTGGGTACACCTACATCAGGAACCCTAAGTAACTGTACGGTAGACGGTACTAATACAGTAGGCTTTAGGACTGCACCACAGACTTCTGGAGGCGCTTCCGCTTATACGTTAGTGCTTACAGACTCAGGCAAGCACGTTATCTTTACAGGCGGGTCTACGGCTACGCTGACTGTGCCAACTAATTCGTCTGTAGCGTTTCCCATTGGAACAACGATTCTCGTGGTGAATGACAATTCAGGCAACCTTACGATTTCTGGTGCTGGTGTTACCTTTCAGTTAGCTAACGGTGCTACAGGTAACAGGACAGTGGCGACCAAAGGTTTAGCGACTTGTCTGAAAACGGCTACGGATACATGGTATGTCTCTGGTGCAGGAGTGACCTAATGGCTGGTAACTTAACGGCAATGATTGCTGCGGCGTTCTCTGGGAGCGCTGCACCTCCAGTAACGTCTGATCCTTACTACGAATACACCACGCTATTGTTACCAGGCAACGGAACCAACGGCGCACAAAACAACACGTTCTTAGACTCTGGCAATCCTGCTGAGTTCACCGGTTCTATTTCAGGCACAACGCTTACGGTTACTGCGGTCGCGTCTGGGACGATTAAGGTTGGTCAGTGGATTAGCGGCAGTGGTATTACAGCTTCACCACAGACAACGATCACAGCATTAGGCACTGGTACAGGCGGCACAGGTACTTATACAGTCAATCAATCACAGACTGTTGCTAGCACAACGATTACCTCTAACGGCTTCCCAATCACCCGTAACGGCAATACGACACAAGGGACGTTCTCACCGTTTAGTCAGACGGGGTGGGGGAATTATTTTACAGGTGCGTCAGGAACGTATTTAAGTGTTGCAAGAAACTCAGACTTATTACCAGCGGCAAATACAGATTTTACATTTGAGGCATGGGTTTATTTAACAGCAACCCCAGGAGCTGAAGGATCTCAAGTAATGGGATTTGGGGAGTACGGTCTTGATTCTGATTGGAATATGGCTGTTAATTCAAGTTTGCAATTAACTGTTTATATTCAGCCTACAGCAACAAGTTTCACAAACACAACTCAAGCACTTACATTAAATAGCTGGAATCATGTTGTTGCAACAAGATCAGGAACAGCGTCTAATAACTTCAAACTATTTGTAAACGGCGTTGGGCAAAGTTTTTCAACAAACTCAACGACTGTTGGTGTAGGAAGTAGAAACTTTACTATTGGCGCAGATCAAGACGGAACTGAATCAAGGTTAACTGGCTATATATCAAACCTCAGAGTAGTAAACGGGTACGGTCTTTATACAAGTAACTTTACGCCACCTACCACGCCTTTGACTGCGGTAACAGGAACGAGTTTATTAACCTGCCAATCTAATCGTTTTATTGACACAAACACGCAGACAACTGCAAAGACCATCACAGTCAACGGCTCTCCCTCCGTACAAGCCTTCTCTCCATTCAACCCCAGTGCTAGCTGGTCTGCTGCGACTTATGGTGGGTCAGGGTATTTCGATGGGACAGGGGATTCGTTAAGCGCAGCTAGTAACGCAGCGTTTGCCATGGGAACAGGCGATTTCTCAATTGAATGTTGGATATATTTTTTAGGTACGGCAAGAGGTGGTGGTGCTTCTGGTGAGTTTTTTGGATCTACTACCACAGGTTCAATTGTTCTTCGTTACCTCAGTGGAACTTTAGCCCTTAGCCGTGTAGGTACTGCTGATGACATGTCCGCATCTGTAACCCTAACAACAGGTCAGTGGTATCACATTTGTGCGACAAGAACGGGTACGACTGGCGGTCTGTATTTGAATGGAGATAGGGTTGCTACAAATAGTTCATATACCGCTAGTTATGCACAAGGTGAAATGCAATGTATATCCGGCACTAATGGATATTTTTCCAGTTGTCGGTTAGTAAAAGGTTCAAACCCTTATGGAACAGGGTCAACCATCACCGTCCCAACAGCACCTCTTACTGCCATCACCAACACCTCCCTCCTCCTAAACTACACTAACGCTGGTATTTACGATGCTACTAGCAAGAATGATCTGGAGACGGTGGGCAATGCTCAGATAAGTACGGCACAGAGCAAGTGGGGTGGTAGCTCTATGGCGTTTGATGGGTCAACGAGCGCATTAAAAGCACCGTCAACGGATTTAGTTGCTTTTGGAACTGGTGACTTTACTGTTGAGGCTTGGGCTTACAGAACGGCTACTAGTGATGGATTTGTATTTGATACCCGAAACAACGGAGTTGGTTTAAGACCAAATACATCCAATCAATTAGAGATATTAGTGACGTTTGCCGGACCTTTAACTGCTGGTGGTACGTGGCCTGCTAATCAATGGGTCCATATTGCAGCGACCAGAACAGGTGGAAATATTAAACTTTGGTTAGATGGTGTCAATGTAGCCACGGCTGCTAACTCGACAAACATGACAGGAAATACACCCTATATTGGCAGCGCACCCGGTTCAAATTATTTTCCGGGTTACATACAAGATTTGCGAGTTACAAAAGGCTACGCTCGCTACACAGCCAACTTCACACCACCAACAGCAGCCTTCCCAACCTTATGAGGATAGATATGTACTGGACTAAGAACGGGTCTATCCCATCACAAGAAACTGACGGAACAGAGGGCTGGCAACAGGCTCCATCACCTCCTACAGACATCCCTGAAGGCAAGGAACTTGTATGGCTAAACTGGGAATGGATCATAAGAGACCCTAAGCCACAAGACAGAGCAGGTTATCAGTGGAACTGGCAGCACGATACACGAAGCTGGGTAGAAGGATCGTGGGGGACTGTGGAGCCTCTCACGACTATTGATGTAACCTTGTTTAGTTCGTCGCAAATCGATAATCTAACAACGTCGCAAATCGTATAAGGCCACAATGTGTTTGGTTTTGATCCATTCTCAGCTTCGCCATTCTCAGCGATCAGTGGGTCAACGACTGTATTTGACGCACAAATACTGGAAACCGCCACAGGTTCAGATACCTCAGCATCGATACTGACGGCACAAGCTGCCGTATCAGAAACAGCAACCGCTTCAGATAGCATCGCCGCACAGGCGGTCTACGATGTCTCCATCAGTGAATCAGCTTCTGCCTCCGATGCAACGGCTGGTGCAACCTTCTTTATTAGCTACCTTGTGGTTGGCGGTGGGGGTGGCGGTGGTTCTAGAAACGCATCAGGTGGCGGTGGCGGTGGTGTTGTTGAAGCCATCACTTCAGACGCTTTCAGTTTAAACACCTCCTATCAGGTTACCGTCGGTCTTGGTGGCGCAGGGCAGTTATATACCACCCCACGCACCTTAGCTCAGGCCGGTGAAAATTCTCAGTTTGCATCCATCATTGCTTATGGTGGTGGCCGTGGCGCTGGTTATTCAGATAACAATTCGGGAGCAACAAACGGTGGCTCTGGGGCTAGCGGCGGTGGTGGCGTAAGCTTCACTGGAACAGGTGGTCCTGGCACACAAGGTTATTCAGGCGGTAATGGATCGGGCGTTGGGTTAGGTCAGGGTGGCGGCGGTGGCGGTGCGGGTGGCCCCGGTGGAAATTCAGTAAGCACACCTACTTCAATAGGCGGCGCCGGTGGTATCGGTGTGCAATCTGTTATTACAGGTTCGTACTACGGTGGTGGCGGTGGTGGCGTACCAACAGGCGCAGGTGGTCTTGGTGGTGGCGGAAGTGGGCGTGGACCATTTACACCTGCTGGTACGGGTGGAACGCCTAATACTGGTGGTGGTGCGGGTGGCGGTGGCGCAACAAGTACATCTAATGGTGATGCAGGTGGGTCAGGCGTTATTGTCCTTAAGATCCAAGACATCTATGTAGCCAACTTCTCTGGCGGTGTGACGTATTCACAAAGTACGGCAGCAGGCTATACCACCTATACAGTTACAGCGGCTAATTCCAGTCAGACGGTTTATTTCTCAACCGTACCGACCATCAATGTCATTGAAGAATCGGCCACAGCATCAGACAGCATTTCCGCAGGGGCGTTGAATAATGTCACTGAGGCAGAGACTGCTACAGCAACCGATTCGATTAGCACCATAGCCGAGCAGTTTGTAGCAGTAACAGAATCGGCCACAGCCTCTGATGTGGTGATTGGCACGCTATTAATGGATAGCGCCGTCACTGAATCAGCCACGGGTACGGATGTTGTTGATGGCGTAAGAACCTACCTCACAGACATTGCAGAGTCCGCCACAGGTACAGACGCCACAGCATTAGAGGTCACATTCGCTGGTGTCATTACTGAATCGGCTACAGGCGCGGATCAAGTCAGTTCTATTCATGATGCTAATGTCTCGGTATCAGAGACAGCCACAGGGTCCGATACAACGCTTGGTGTAAATACTTTAAATGCAAGCGCATCAGAGTCAGCAACGGCTTCTGATGACGTATTACCAGGAACCTTGTATGACGGTGCGGTCAGTGAAGCGGCCACGGGTTCGGATACGGTAAGCACGGGCGGTGTGATTGAAGGTGCTATTGCAGAGACCGCTTCAGGGTCGGATAGTACGGATTACTTGCGGATTGCATCGGGCGAGATTTCAGAAAGCGCCACGGGTACAGATGCTTCAACAACCATCTACAACCCAAGTGCATTAATTGCTGAATCAGCATCGGCATCAGATAGCGTTACATCCATCTTCAGCGGTACAAGTGAAGTCAGTGAAACGGCTACAGGATCTGATGAGATAGCAACGACCCGTACAACGGATAACGACATTGCAGAGTCTGCTACCGCTACGGATACAACGGCTGCTGGTTTCCTCTATGACAAGAGTGTCAGTGAGACCGCCACGGGTACGGATGAAACGAGTTCAATCAATGCAACCTCTGGTGAGATTGTAGAGACCGCCACGGGTACGGATGCATCACAAGCACTGGCTAACTTCTTAAGCACAGTCTTAGAAACAGCACAGGCGTCTGAAACCGTATCGCCAAGTGGCTTGTTTAATGTATCGATTGATGAATCTGCCACGATCACCGATGAGTCTTTCCGCAGGTTCTTGTGGGAGCTAATTGACGACGAACAGATTGCTAACTGGAGCTTGATTCAAACATGACTATCAACCGCACAACACTACTGAATCTGCCGCTACCTGTTACAGGAACAGAGTCTGGGACATGGGGTGACACAACGAACAATGGGCTAACCGAGTATCTTGATACGTCTATTGCTGGTGCTTTAAGTGTGACCGCCACGGTGACGTTAGCTAACTCAACAGGTAATGCTTCAGGTACAAACCTTGCATCAACAACCGCCCAGTATCGGACGTTGCTAGTCCCGGCGGCTGGACCGTCTGCGAATATCGTGATCACCGCACCGGCATCCAATCGCACCTATCATGTGATTAACAGGAACGCCACGTATACGGTTCAGGTACGTGCAGGGGCGGGGACGGGTGTTACGTTAGCGCCGAATCAGTCGGCCACGGTAAGTTACAACGGCACAGACTATGTCTTGGTTGGTCCTATTCAGACCTTAAGTTCGTTAGTTAATAGTCAAACCGATAGCTATACGGCGACCCTTGAGGATGCTAATAAGACATTATTGTTAGCCAGTGGATCTTCTAAGACCTTCACGATCCCTGCGAATTCATCAGTGGCTTATACGCTGGGTACGGTATTAAGGTTTGTTAATTTATCAGCCAGTAATTTAAGTATCGCCATTACAACGGACACGATGTATTTGGCCGGACCGGGAACGACAGGTACAAGAACCCTGGCTCAGTATGGTGTAGCTACAGCAACCAAGATTACGTCAACGTCTTGGATCATCAGCGGCACAGGGCTGACATGAGGTGAAAAATGGCTTGGTCAGATGTTCTTAAAGCAGTTATACCCATCGTAGTGGCGGCGCTTGCTTGGTTGCTTGGGCAAGTTGCATCTTTCTCTGAGCGGCTGACCAAAATCGAGGGGCAGATGCCTGCTTTGATTACTAAAGAAGGTACACCAACTGACTCACCAATCAGTGCTGAGCGACGCGCTATTCAGAAAGAGCAATTGATGACACACATCAACGAATTGCAAGTCAAAGTACGGCTGCTTGAGGAGCGGGAGCGAATCAAGGGAGGTAAGTAATGCTTTCATTGTTATCAACGCTTGGCGGTTTGCTGATCTCAGGCCTCCCGAAACTCCTTGATTATTTCCAGAATAAAGCTGATCAAGCCCATGAGCTTGAGTTAGCAAGGATGCAATCGGAGCGCGAACTGGCCTTAGCCAAGGAAGGTTTTATAGCCCAACAGCGGGTTGAAGAGATCCGTACCGACCAGATTGCCATGCAGACTGATGCTCAAATGACAGTCGCTGCGCTAGACCATGACAAGATGGTGATGGAGAAAAGCTCCCGGTGGGTTGTTAATTACATCGGCACCGTAAGACCTAACGTCACTTATCTGCTGATCCTTGAACTGATTGCTGTTAATGCGGTACTTGCTTATTACGTTTGGCATCACCCGCATCTTGTGCAATCTATGGAGGATTTAATCAAGGTTGCTGAGATTATCTTTAGTGATGATGAGATGGCGATGCTTGGCGGCATCATAGGGTTTTGGTTTGGATCTAGAAGCTGGAACAAAAAGTGAAGACAGGGCAAGCCGGTATTGAGTTGATGCACCAATTTGAGGGACGCAAGCTCAGGCCTTATCTTTGCCCTGCTCACCTGTGGACCATAGGATACGGCCATGTGCTGTACCAAGATCAGATCAAATTACCGGTAGTGAGGAAAGATGGTTATACCGGCATT